CTGCTGGTTCAGGTCAGGCGGAATTTTTCTTTAGAGTTTATAAAAGAGATTCAGGCGGAACTGAAACATTAATATTACAGTCCAGTAATACGCAACCAATTACTTCGGCTATTTATGCTGAATTTTTTACAAGTGGCTTGTGGAATGATGGGATTTTTGTTTCAACAGATAGAATTGTAATTAAATTTTACGGTACAAAAGTGGGTAGCGGTTCAAATCCGACTTATGATTTTCAATTTGGCGGTTCAAATCCTGTAAGAAGTATTATTCCAGTACCTTTAAATGTTATTCCGAGTGGGGGTTCGCCTTTAACACGTGAAGAATTTAGTTACACAAGTTCTCAGGATTTTACATTATCAGGCACACCAAGTTTCATTTATGCGGTTTTTGTTAACGGTCAAGAATTAAACAGTTCTCAATATTCTTTTGTAACTACTACTTTAACAATAGATGACGCCTTAGAAAGTGGGGATAAAATAAACATTCTTTATACACCTACAAGTTCAGGATTTTTAGAGTATTACACGAAAGCTGAAATAGATGCCTTTGATTATGAAAGCAATCACGCAGAATTTATTGAAGTTAATGAGTTAAGTGATTTACCAAGCGCAGTAAGTGGGGTAATTACATTAACAGGCGGTTATACTTACTTATTTTTAAAGCATATAGATTTATTAGGTTCTCGTTTGGTATGCGGTCAAGATACAGTTATCGTAGGTTGGTCCTCAGAAAATTGTTCTATTAGTTCAACGGGTTTAAGTAGTGGAACGGCTTTAATAACTTCTGTTTATTCTTTACCGATTAGAAATATATCTTTTACTCACGATCTTGTTTTTGACTTGCAAGGAGATGGTACTACTACAGCTTTAGATTGGTTCGGGGTTAATCTTTTAAATTGTGCGAGCGGTGGAACAATTAAAGATTATACAAATTTTGTAGCAGGAGATAGCGCTCTTTTAAATAGTGGCGGTTTTATCTTTGATGGCACAATAGGCACGATAGCATTTAGTAACTGTCTATTTGATACGGCAAGTACAAAAACAGCAATTACCGTTTTATCTACTTGTACCGTTTCAAGACGTTTGAGAATTATTTACTCATCATTTGTAACTTTGTCAGGCGAAACAGGGGTAAACTTTAATAGTTCAGCAACCGTAGGCGATGAAAAATATATTTTAGATACTTGTAACTTTAGTGGTGGCGGAACTTATACAAATGGATTGGCTCACACTTCCAATAAAGCATTATTCTCAAATTGCGTAGGTATTACCAATACTTCAACGCGTGGATTTTTGCATATGTTGGACAATACAACAGCAACTGCAATAACAGGAACGGCTTCTTATTTTAAAGCAGCAGGAACTACTACAGCAAGTACTGCGAACTCAAAATTCACTTCCCCAAGTTCAAACCGATTGACATATACAGGCGCATTTACACAATCTTTTTTTGTGACTGTAAATTGCAACGTTAGGACTACGGTTTCGACTCAAACAATTAACATTGTAATCGCTAAAAATGGAACTAATATAAGCGAAAGCGAAATGACCATTCTTTGTGCTGCTGGAAGTACTCCAAGTTTTGGAGGTACTCAATGCGTTGTAGAATTAACTGCAAATGATTATATTGAGTTATTTGTTAGAAATACTTCAAGCGTTAATAACGTAATAGTATCCGATTTAAATATGAATATTTTAAAAATACCTGTATAATGAACGGAACGAAAAAAATACCAAAAGGGCAACTTGAAACAGGAATTGTAGACGTTACTAAACTAACAAATGTAACATTAACGGTTGCAGGTTGGTCATTAGTTAGTGGCTTTTATCAATGGGTTTACTCAAATGCTGCAATTACTGCAAATAGTATTGTAGATATAATCCCAACAAATGCAAGTATAGCAATTGTAAAAGCTGCCGATATAATGCCAACAACAACGAGTGCGAGCGGTACGGTTACGGTTTACGCAACTAACTTACCAACAGCGGACATAATAGTAAACATTAATATATTCAACTAATGGCAACAGGAAGTTTTAAATTACCAATAGGAGGAGCAACATCTGACCCTGATGCGTGGGTTAGACCTACAGATTGGCTAACTATGCCAACTATCGGTACTCAGGAATTTATAGGATTATTAGCCATTACAGATGATGAGTCTAATCATATAGCTTTAAATTGCGCAGGCGCATATACTGTGGATTGGGGAGATGGCACTTCTGAAAATGTAGCGACTGGAGTACAAGCAAATAAATCTTATACATATTCAGCAATAAGTAGCGGGACATTTTCAACACGTGGTTATAAACAAGTTTTAGTAAGAGTTACACCACAAGCAGGACAAAATTTAACTACTGTAAATCTAAATGTAAGAAATCCATTAGTAACAAAAACAATAGTATCAGGATGGATTGAGTTAGCAGTAAATGGTAGTAATATCACAACTTTTACTACGGGAAACTCGTCGACTCAAGTTGGTTTTGGAATGGTTGAAAAAGTAAATATAGGCACTATAGGAACTATTACGAGTTTTAGATTTTTTTTTCAGGGTTTTTTTTCCTTACAAGATGTAAATTTATTTAATACAGCAAGCGGAACTAATTTTGAGGGTTTTTTTAAAGATTGTTATAAAATCAAAACAGTACCATTATTTGATGTATCTTTAGGAACTAGTTTTTTAAACGCTTTTTTAAATTGTTATTCTTTAAGACAAATCCCTCTTTTTTCTTTAAAAACAACAACAAATATAAGTTGTTCTAATATGTTTCAAAATTGCTATTCCTTAAAAGAAGTACCTTTATTAAATACTATTGTTGTTACCAATTTTACGAGTATGTTTCAAGGGTGCTCATATTTGCAAACTATTCCTTTATTTAATACAATAGCTGGGACTAATTTTGGTGGTATGTTTCAAAATTGTTATAATTTGCAAGCTATTCCTTTATTAAATACAATAGCTGGGACTAATTTTGCTACTATGTTTTTCGTTTGTAATTCTTTGCAAGTATTACCTAATTTAAACACGGCTGCAGGGACTAATTTTACAAATATGTTATCAGGAACAACCGCATTAGCAAAAGGAGCATTTCAAGGTACTCGTTATTCAATATCTTATGCAGATATGCAATTGTCTCAAAGTGCAATAGTAGATATATTTAACGGATTAGGAACGGCAGTAGGAACACCAACAGTGAATGTTTCAAGTAACCCAGGCAGAGCAGCATTGACAGCGGGAGAGATATTAATCGCGACGGCTAAAGGTTGGATTGTAGTATAAAATAAATAAATTATGACAATAGAAACAATACCCGAATTTTTTATCCATATAACAGCCGACAGTGGCAAGTTATTAACCAACGGAGAAGTTGAAACAAAAGAGATATTTGCGCCTTTAGACAGTGATATAACAAATTGGGTTGAAATAGATGAGCCTGTTGAAATTTTGTAGTATGATAATTCCAATTAAAAAAATAGAACCGATTACATTTATAGGAATTGCTTTGGCATTTATCGCTCCAATATACCCGTTAATGGCCACCGTTTGCACGTTTATCGTAGCAGATGCTTTACTTGAAGTGATAAACTCATTTAAGAATAAGCAATTTTGCCCTACTTTTGTTAAAAGATTAGTGTTAAAATTCCTATCTTATAACATTTGTTTGATTATAATTTACGTTTTAGAGGTCAATTTATTAGGGGAGTTTGTTAAAATGATTATAGGAGTACCTTTATTGATAACAAAGGTTATTAGCGTTGGTTTAATATGGTTAGAACTTAATTCGATAGACGAAAACTTTTATAAAATTACAGGTAAAAGATTCGTAAAAGAGTTTAAAAAAATGATTATATTTGGCAAAGAAATCAAAAACGAAATAGAAAATGGACAAAATAACGCTTGAAAAAATACAAAAGGCGCATCCTAAAATTAGAGAGGAATTAAGCGTATATTATAGAGAATGTAACAACTTACTTCCTAAACACGTTAGGCTTCGTTTTAGCCACGTTTATAGAAGTCCACAAGAGCAACACGCTTTATACTTACAAAGGCCAAAAGTAACTAATGCTGATTCGTGGCAATCGATGCACAATTACGGCTTAGCCTTTGATATTGTATTATTATATGACAAAAATAGTGACGGTACTTTTGAAACTGCAAGTTGGACAATAGATGAACATTGGGATAGAGTAGTAAGCTATTTTAAAAGCAAAGGTTATGAGTGGGGCGGTGATTGGAAGTCATTTAAAGACAAACCACACTTTGAAAAAAACTTCGGTTTTGATTGGAAAACATTAAAAAGTAGATTTGACAAAGGAATAATTATAAAAGATAACGGAATTACATACCCTAAAATTTAATAAAACAATGGAAAAAGATTTAATTAAAGTAGCATTAAAAGAAGTAGCTACAAAGTACAGTGAAAGTCCAGCAACTACAAACGCTGGCAGATGGTTGAGGTTAATTGTTAAGTATTTGCCAACTGATTTAATTGTTAAGGCATTTGCTCACAAATTGAGTAGGTAATTTAAACGGGATTAGGGTGTCACCTGGTCGAAACTAAAACTGATTATTAATTTAATCGGTTTTTTTTATGTTTTGTTTTGTAATTAAATTTAATTACTTATATTTGCATTTATAATCATAAAAACAAAATACTATGAATAAAAAACTAAAAGAACTATTTATTAAATCAGGCCTAACAAAAGCCGAGTTTTCCCGAAAGTGCGGAATTAAAAAACAGAATCTTAATCCGTATTTAACCGACTTGTACGAGATGAAACTTTCAACTTTCGAAAAAATAAAAAAGAATTATTTGCGTAATTAAAAATTATTACTATCTTTGTCAAAACAAAAACAAAACACTATGAAAAATTTCTTTTTAAAATTAGACTACCAAATTAGATTTGCTTACATTTTAGCGATAATCTTTATTCTTAACTTTATATTCAGAGCATAATGGAAAACAAAGAAAAATTTAATGAATGGATGCAAAAGATTAAAAACATTTACTTTTACGATAACGAACAAATGACTAACGCTTTTACTAAAATAAATTAATATGAATTCATACGACGCTTGGAAAGATGGAAGATTTGACAGTACATCACCAATTAACCAAATTGAAACAGATGCCGAAATTGTTAACGGATACGATACATTATCACAAGCCTATTACAGCGGACACGAAGAAGCGTTTCAAGATAAACAAATAGAAATACTTCACGAGTTAAATGTTATATTAGAAGTATCAAAAGCGATTAATTCAGGAATGGTTTCAAGAATAGAAAGATTAATAAATAAATGTAAATAATTATGGCAACTGACTGGAGAAAATATAGAAAAAGTACTCATTTAGCAAGTGCGGATTTAGATGCAATGGAAACGGACGGATTAGCATTAATATTCCAAATTAAAGAGGTAAAATACGAAACTGGCGTGGATGTTTCAGGAACTAAACAAGATGGAATTTTTTGTTACTTTATGGAAGCTGTAAAGCCGTTAAAATTAAACAGTACAAACAACAAAATTTTAGCAGGTTTTGCCAAACAAGATGGATTGATAGGCAAGGAGTGCCACGTTATCGAAAATTGGTCAGGTATGAAAATAGAATTGTTTGTGGATCGTAATGTTAAAATGATGGGTGGTTTAGTTGATGGGATTAGAATTAAACCATTAAGACCAAAAGCAAAGGTAAAAAAGGAATTTACCGAAAGTAATTTTGAAGCAGCATTTAAAGCCAATGCAACTATCGAGCAAATAGAAAAATCATATACAATAACTGAAGAAATTAAAAGCAAATATTTGAATTATGGAAAATAATATTGAACAAAGAACTGCAGAATGGCACGAACAACGCAAAGGAAGGTTTACAGCTTCCGAAATTGTTAAACTGCTTGGGGTTCGTGGATTAGGAGAAACTGGTAAAAGTTATGCAATTGATAAAGCGATTGAACAATTATATGGAGAAATGGACGAAACATTTGTTTCATATGATATGCAACGAGGGATAGATTTAGAACCGTTAGCCTTTGCTAAATTTGCAGACACAAAAGAACTTGAGTTTATTGAGGTTAAAACGTGTGGTTTCTTTGAGTTTGGCGAAGATGCTGGAGCAAGTCCTGATGGCTTGGTTGGAGAAGATGCAATTTTAGAAATAAAATGCCCTCGTTCAACTACTTTCTTTGAATTAGTAGCAACAAATGAAGTAGACAAAAAGTATTACGCACAAATGCAAATGCAAATGTTATCTACAAATAGAAATAAAGCCTATTTCTTTAATTATTTAGTTCACGAAGGAAAAGAGTATTGGCACGAAATATTAGTTGAACGTGACGAAGTTATGATTGAATTAATTAAAAACAGAATTTTAGAAGCGACAGAAGTAAAAAACGAATTTATTAACAAATTAAATATAAATAAACAATGGCTTTAGAAGTAACGGGAATTATCGAAAACATTTTACCATTAGAAAAAGGACAATCAAAAGATGGTAAACAATGGCAAAAACAAAGTTTCTTATTAAAAACAGCTGAGCAGTATAACAACCTTTATTGCTTTGAGATTTTCGGAGATGAGAAAGTAGAAAACTTTATTAAGTTTAACAAAGTAGGGCAATCTGTAAAAGTTGATTTTAATGTAGGTTGCAACGAATGGAACGGTAAATATTTTACTAAATTATCGGCTTGGAAAATCTTTAAAGCTGATTCAAAAGAAGAAGAAATCGCAGTTGAAGATGAAGGAGATGGGTTACCGTTTTAGTAAATAATATTAATAAAATCCCCCTATTAATTTAGGGGGTTATAAAAACAAAAAACAAAATGAACAAAAGTAAAAAAGTTAATATGCACAAACTATATTGTTTACTGCAATTAGTCCAAGAAAATTTAGACGATTTAAAAGTAACAAATCAAAAAGCAATTAGATTGAAAGATAATATAGCGGAGTTTTGTGAACTTATAAACGACGAGGTTGCTGATACGGCAACTATACAAAAAAGTACCTACTTTCAGGAAATCACTAAAAAAATAGATACGATTTTAAGGATTAACTTTAACGAAAATATGTAAATGGAAACACCAAAACATTATGATAATTCAAAAGGTAGTTTATACCTATTTGCAGAACAACAAAACCTTAATGCTTGGGAGTTCGATGCAATTAAAAGGATTGTAAGAAGTAGAAAAAAAGGTTTGTTTAATGAAGATATTAAAAAAACAATAATCGTTTTAGAACTTTATTTAAAAGAATATGGAAATAAATAAAATTGCACAATTAATAGAATGGCTTGATACAGAACCGAACTTAGTAAAAGTACAAGATGGTTTTTTATATCACGGACAATTTTTTACAAACCAACAAATAATAGAAATGTATGCTAAACGAGGTTAGAGAATTTCAGAAAACAGGACAACAAATTGTAAATGATTTACCAACGGTTAACAGTTATAACGATTGTGAATTAAGATACAAGCTAATGAAAGAGGAAAACCTGGAGTATTTAGGAGCTTGTTATAATAATGACAAAGTAGAAATATTAGATGCTTTAGTGGACCAGGCTTATGTATTATTTGGAAGTATAAATTTTCACGGGATGCAGGATGTGTTTTCAGAGGCATTTAGGAGAGTTCACGCTAACAATATGACAAAGTTCCCAAATGGGGAAGTTTTAAGGAATTTAGAAGGTAAAATAATAAAGCCTGAAGGGTTTTTGAGTGTGGATTTGTCAGATTTAATTTAGTATATTTATGCGCCTCAAAACGGGGCGCATTTTTTTTAATCAAATAACAAAAAACAAAATGAGTATTTACGCAAAATATAATGAAGATATTTTAGAATTATTAAAAACAGGTTTAAGCAATAGGGAAATATCAAAACAGATTTTAAAAGAAAATAACAACGATAGTTTTAGAAAATATATCGGATTTATTAAGAATAATTTAGGAGTTATAAATGCTTGTGAAAACGTAGGGGTTGACCCTAAAACAGTTCCGATGTTATGGCTAAAAAATAAAAATGAAAGTGTAAGAGTTACCAATCCGTTATTTGAGAAATTAAGTGATGAAGAAAAAAACATTAAAGATATTGACTTTTTAAATATTTTTAAAGATAAAATTAAACCTATAACTTTAAAAACAAATGAGAATTTTAAATCTATATCTTTATTTGATCGCCTCGTTTATACAGATGTACATGTTGGAATGAATGTTAATCCTGATGGATATTCTTTATACGGTGGATTATGGAATGAAGAAGAATTAACCAAAAGATTAAATTTAATGGTTAACCATACATTAGACAATAAAAAATCAAATGTTTTATTAATTCACGAATTAGGCGATTTTCTCGATGGTTGGGATGGTTATACAACAAGAGGCGGTCATTCTTTACCACAAAACATGGATAATCAAAAAGCCTTTGATACTGCATTAACTTTTAAAATACAATTAATTGATTCTTTAATTAATCACTACGACAAAATAAAATGTATTAATATTTGCAATGATAACCACGCAGGTTCTTTTGGTTATATCGTTAATTCAGCATTTAAAACTTACATAGAATTAAAATACCCAGATTCAATAGAAATAATAAACCAAAGGCGATTTATAGACCATTACAGCCAAGATAATATAACTTTTATACTCACGCACGGTAAAGATGATAAAAGCCTTAAATTTGGATTTAAACCTATTTTAGATGCAAGACAAATTGAAAAGATTAAAAACTACATTGACGAAAATAAACTGCATAATCAAAAAATAGAGTTTAGCAAAGGGGATTCACACCAGTACATATTCGACAATTCAACTTCAAAGCATTTTAGCTATCAAAACTTTCCTGCATTTAGTCCTCCATCAAATTGGGTTCAAACTAATTTTCAGAATAGCATTAGTGGTTTTATTCATTTTAATTATTATGCTAACGGTCAAAAAAGTATAAATGACTTTATTTTTTAGTATATTTACACGTTTTGTTTTAGCCGCTGAAGAAATTTAGCGGTTTTTTTATATCTTTTTGTTATTTATTCAAAAAAAGTATTATATTTGTACTCGTAATCTCTCACTTACTTAAAAAATTTAGTCAATAGACTAACCGACAAACCCAGTATTAGAGTGTGAGAGCCTAATATTGGGTTTTGTCTTTTATAGATATTTATGGAAAAACATTTTGTAAAAAAAATAGTTGAAAAAGGATTTTCAATTATACCCGTCAACGATGACAAAACACCAAAGGGATCTTGGAAAAAGAACCAGGAAAACGCTTATACTATTAATGAGATTGATTCTATCGAATCGAACACCTGGGCGATAATTACGGGTTATAATAATCTTGAGATTATTGATTTTGATTGTAAGGTTTTAAGTTCTTTAAAAGAACAAAATGAGTTTTGGAATGAGGTTATTACATTTTTAAAAGATAATATAGATGACTTTGACAAAAAGTTTTCTATTTATAAAACTAAAAACAAAGGTTATCATATTTTATACCGTTGCAATGTTATTGAAGGAAACACAAAGATAGCAAAATTAAAAGGTCATAAAGAGGCTATTATTGAAACACGTGGTAAATTTGGTTATGCAATTTTATATGATGACTGTATTAGCGATAATAACTATTCTAATATTCAAGAAATTAGTGAGGAGGATCGTTTTATTTTATGGTCTTGTTTAAAAACCTATAATTATGTAGAAGATTTACCGATTGAGCCAAAGAAAACAAAACACGAATATCAAGAAGCTGAAATTGCTTGCTGGGATGACTATAATAATAAAACAGATATTTTTGATGTTATTGGTTCGGATTTTAGTATAGTAGCAAATCACGCAAAGAAATACATTATTAAAAGACACGGAGCAACTTCTCCGCATAGTGGTTATATTTATAAAGAAGATAATAGAATGTTTCTTTTTAGTACAGGAACTTTATACCCACACGAAAAACAAATTACACCTTTTATAGCTTATTGTTATAAAAATCACAATGGTAATTTATCAGAAGGAGCAAAAGATTTATATCAAAAAGGTTTTGGATCTCGTTTAAAATCAAAAATTAATGAACTTAAAGAAGAAATTCAAGTTCAAACAATAGTTAAAACTGAAGATTTAATATTTCCAATAGATATTTACCCTACTGATATTCAAAAATATATTTTAGAATGTAACTCGAAATTAGATAGTTCAGTTGAGTATATGGGTTGTTCTTTACTTTGGCTTATTTCTGTATGCGTTGGTAATTCAATTGATGTAGAAGTAAAAAAAGGATGGAATGAGAATTTATCTATTTGGTTATCTATTGTTGGTAAAGCTGGATTAGGTAAAACACCAAGTATAAACAATATAATTTATCCTTTATCTAAAATAAACTCAAAAGAGATAAAAAACTTTGTTAAAGAAAATGAGAAATTCGAATACTATAACTCACTTTCTAAAAAAGAAAAAGATGAACATAGCGAAGTGCAAAAGCCTATTAAAACTCAATTTATTGCTAATGATATTACTTTAGAGGCTTTAGTAGATTTACATCAGGAAAGTGATAATTGTGTAGGTGTTTTTAAAGATGAGTTGGCAGGATGGTTAAAAGATATGAATAAATATAGGGAAGGTTCAGACCTTGAATTTTGGCTAAGTACATGGAGTGGAAAAAGTGTTAATTTTAATAGAAAAACTGCTAAAAGTTCATTTGTTGAAAAACCTTTTATTCCTGTACTTGGAGGTATTCAACCGAGTATTTTTAATACGTTTTATACTGAAGAAAACAAAGACAATGGTTTTATGGATAGGATGTTACTTTGTTACCCTGATTTAAAGATTGATTACTATAACGATAATGAGATAGAAGATACTATTTTAACGTGGTATAAAGAAAGCGTAATTTCGTTTTATGATACTATCAAAAGTATTATTAAACGTGATGAGGATGGCGATATTATAACTTTAACGGCTAAATTTTCAGATGAGGCAAAGATAGAATGGAAACGTATGTTTAATGAAATGACCAACGTACAAAATGATAATGAGGAAAATGAGTATTTAAAATCAATGTACCCTAAACAAAAATCTTATATACCTCGTTTCGCTTGTTTAATACACGTTTTTAATGAGTTTTTTAGTGAAGGAGGTAATTCTATATTAATTTCAAAAGATAGTATCTTAAAAGCCGAGAAATTGAGTAAATATTTTATTGCAACAGCTAAAAAGATTAAAATTAATTCAGTTGAGGTTTCTAAGATTAAAAATACCATTGGTTTGAATAAAGGTAAAAACGAGAAAGAAAAACTTTTTGAGATATGGAAAACAAATAAAAAATTCAATAAAGCTGAAACAGCAGAACTACTTGGAGTGTCGAGAACAAGTTTGTACACTTGGGTTAAAGAATTTGAAACTGTAAAGTAAAAAGTGTAAACTAACTTTACACTTTTATTAGCTTTAAATCATTATAAATAAGCGTTTTAAGTTAAAAAGTGTAAAGTAAAGTTGCTTTACACTAATAAATAAAAAAAATAAAAAATAAAAAAAAATAATTATTTAATGTAAAGTGTACAAACTTTACACTTTTGCTCGTTAAGCCTTATAAACATTGACTTTTTAGTGTAAAGTAACTTTACACTTTAACTTTACACTTTACACTATGAAAAACATAATTAAAAATATAGAAAAAGATAGATTATACTTCTATTGTGATATATTTAATAAAATAGATGACTATATGAAAAACCATCCGGACTATGAAAATAAAATAAAAGACGGGCATAATGGTTATATTTATTCAAACAATCCAACTTGGGGAAAAAACAATTTTTGTTTTTATATTCTAAATGATAATAATGAAAAAATACCAATATCACACACTTTTTCTTTAGTTAAGGATTTAAAGAGAAAAGAAACATTAAAAGCGTTTAGGTCTTGTGTGGATAATGAAATATTAAACTTTAAAAAACAATTTATACCAGGAGTTACAAAATGCGAAATTACAGGAAAAACAATAAGGTATTTAACAGAAGCTAATGTTGACCATCATAACCACGATTTTGCTATAATTGTTGAATTATTTTTAACAAAATATAATAAAACTTATTCTGACTTATATAAATATGTTATTGAGATTGAAACAAAGAGATTTTTTAATAATAAAAATTTAATAAATTATTTTATAAAATTCCATAATGAAAATACAACTTTAAGATTTACAACAAAAAAAGCAAATTTAAGTAAACCAAGAGAAAAGCTATGATTCAATTAAGAGATTACCAAATAGAACTATCAACAAAAGGATCTGAAATATTAAAAAGAAAAGGATTGGTTTATTATAACTTTTCACCCAGAGTTGGTAAAACATTAACGGCATTGCAAACGTGCCAGAATGTTAATGCAAAGGATGTTTTATTTATCACAAAGATAAAAGCATTTAAAAGCATACAGGATGATTTTAATTTAATGAATTATGATTTTAATCTAACAATAATAAACAAAGAATCAATTCACAAAATAGAACACAATAATTTTGATGTTATAATTTATGATGAGGCACACGGTTTATTTTCAACCTATCCAAAGCCTAACAACTTTTATAAAATTGCAAAATCAAGGTTTTCTAAAATACCAGCTATTCTTTTAAGCGGTACAATGTGCGTTGAATCTGGATCACAAATTTATCACCAGTTTAATTTTAGCGATTATAGTCCGTTTAAATACTATACAAACTTTTATAAATGGGCTAAAGATTACGTGAAAGTAACACAAAAGCAGTTAGGATATGGTTTAATCAATGATTATAGTAAATGTGATATATTTGCCGTAAATGTAATTATAGAGCCTTACACGTTAAAATATACGCAAGAGCAAAGCGGTTTTGTTTCAAAGGTTAATAAACACGTTATTGATTTTCCAAGTTCAAATAAATTATTAATTGAAAGGTTAAAAAGAGATAGTTTAATTGAGGGTAAGGATGAATTAATTATTGCGGATTCAGGTGTTAAACTTTTGCAAAAGATACACCAATTAGAAAATGGAACTATTATATTTGAATCAGGTAATAATAAGATTTTAAGCGATGCAAAAGGTCAATTTATTAAGAAATATTTTGAAGGTAAAAAGTTAGCTATTATCTATAATTTCAAAAATGAATTAACTTTATTACAGGATGTTTTTAAGGATCAATGCACAACAGATTTAAACGAGTTTAATAATACTGATAAACATTATTTAGGTCAGCAGGTAAGTTCGTGTGAAGGTATATCATTATCAAAAGCAGATGCACTTGTATTTTATAATTTTGGTTATTCAGGTAAAAACTTTATTCAGGCTATTGATAGGCTAACTTTAAAAGATAGACCAACAAATGATGTTTATTTTATCTTTGAAAAAGGATCACTAACAGAGGCAATTTATAAAACTGTAAGCAAAAAAGAAAAATTTAACATAAAACAATTTAATGAGTACAGAGCAACAAATCCAAAGTAAAATAAAAAAATATGCTGAAAGCAAAGGATGGATTGTAATTAAAACAATTAAATTAAGTGAGGCTGGTTATCCTGATTTATTTATGTTTAAAGATGGCAAAACTATTTTTATAGAAGTTAAGAAACCAGGGGGTATAATATCTCCTTTACAGGAATTAAGACAAAGACAATTAAGAGAGCAGGGGTTTACTTGTGAGGTTATTGATAATTTAGAACAATTTAAAAATGAAATTAGCCGATAAAATAGAATTATTTAAAAAGAATAATCCTGAAAGATTAGAGCATACCTTTAAAAATGGGTTAATATTTAAAGGAAGCGGAACTTATAAGTTACATTGGTGGATTGATAGCCTTTACAAAGATGCTGTAAATGAGTGGGTTACAAAAAAAGAAGAAAATATTGCAAATTTTTTAGAAAAATGTATTGCGTAATATAAAACTATTACTATATTTGTACTCAGATAACAACAACAAAACAAAAATATTATGACACCAAAAGAAATGATTAAAGCAGAATATAAAAGAAGAACAGATTTAGTTAATGATATTAATTTTAGAAAACAATGTGTAAAAGCTGCTAAAGCATTAGGTATAACAAAAGAGGAATGGGATAAAGATAGATTATCAATTATGTTAATTTTTGCAAATAAAGTATGTCAATTAGAAAACCAAGCGGTGTAATATCCGCTTTTAAAAAATAAAACATCATTAATTTACACATAAAAAAATGGATTTACAAGAGATAAAGAATTTGTTTGGAATAGACCTAACAATTAAGAATAGAAAACCACATTTTGTATATTTACGAGGAATTTATATGGACCAAGAGATTGAAAACGGTAGGAATAATTTAAACATTTGCAAAGAATTAAAATGCAATCACGCTACAGGGTTTCACTACTTTCAAAGAAAACCAATGTATCAATTAATAAAAGAGTATAACGAGGTTAAAATAGCTTTTGATAATAAAGATGCTGAATTATTTAAAGATATAGATTTTAGACTTAATAACGTTAAGTACATTCATTATCGAAAAATGAAACGTAAAATACCAAAGGAAATTAAACAAGATGAAATGCCTGAAGTAAGATGGCACTATATTAGAATTATAGAGGCACTACGTAAAGATAATAGGCACAAGTTATGGGAAAAACCGATGAAAGAGTTTACAATTAATGATTATAAAATTTTAGAAGATTTGGAAAATGGCAAATAAGAAAATTAAAAAACCGTTAACGCAAAGGGTGTCAATTTATGAACAGGAATATATTTTAAAACAGGAAGCGAAAGAACTACTTAAAAAAATAAAAGAAAATCCAATCCATAAATTTAACAACGGTAAAGGTGCAACTATTTGCAATAAATGCAGTAAAATTATAAGCACAGGATTAACAAAAGATTTATATTGTTCAACTAAATGTAAAGAAAAAGGATTGTGAAATACATTTTAGTTTGGATAGCATACGAGTTTATAAGACCAAAGCTAATTTGGTTATGGAATTTTTTAATTAGTAAAGCATGATAGAATTTGCAACAGGAAT